TTCTTCTTGTGCTGTACGGGGTTAGCATGCACAGTTTTATTCCGGGCTTCCTTGTGCTTGCGTTTGCGCTCCGCGTTCCCTTCGCCAGGGGATACGAAGCATTTGCCCATTAGTGTTCCGTTCGGACCGCTGCAGGTCTCGCACTCGACGTGGCCCCAGGATAATTGGCACCAGACGAGTTGCTCGACCCGCCGATATCGATCGACGTCACACTGGCATTCGAGGCACATACCATAATCAAGAACTTCTCGACCAACCATGTGGCAGATTTCCTGATCAGAGAAAATCTCCTCGATGCAGTCCTCGGGAATGACATAGCTTAGTCTACATAAGCAATTCATTTCAATCGAGGAGTAAACCACAGTCTCCGAACCGCAAGCGAACTGGTACCTACGAGAAGATCTGATGGTTTCGGGGCCGCGTTGACGGCGGCGTTTTGTGCCCCTTTGAGGTGGAGCGGTTAGGACCTGCGCTGATTCAGCATTGACCGCGACTATGGGTGCTGGGGTTTCAACCTCTTCCGAAATTATCGGCGTCAAAGCAGATAGTGATGCTTGGCACACCTCGGGGTCAACACCTTGAAAGTGCCTTCCTCCGTTAGGATTTTGAAAATTCATAAATTTAAAACTTCATGCACTGACTGGATCCAAGGGGTGTGATTCCATAATGTTGTCAGTGTTATGTTAGAGATTTATCGACGTCGCCCAAGTGAGTCTGACCTGAAAAGATATAAAAGAACAGATTGTACTAAGGAATTTGGGGGGTAATGAGTAAGACAGTGTCCAAGGTCACTGACGCAAAGCGATTTAAAACAAATTACGGTCCAAGGGCCTGAGGAAAAGATGAGGATTATCTAACATAAACACCCGCATTACTCCAAGGGTAAAGAACTAACAGAGTTGGTTCACCGTCTTTGCCTAAGCCTCAGTAGACGTCCCGGCACAGGAACCCTAACCTCGTTCCTTGTGATACAGCAGTGCCCAGGGCCTCTCACCCTGTATACATGTCGTTGGGTACAAGCCAACCAACCGGCGTTTTTACCGCCGCGGTACGACACCGCGGAGACCAGGCGTTACCTGGTGTTCGTGTGAGCGACTCTACGATAAGCATGCTCAAGCTTAAAGTCTATAGTTCTTAGCCTAACTACAGAACCCTAGAGAAGGGCCATCGCCAGCTTCTCCTCAGTTCCCCTATTCTTGTACAGGAAACTGCCAACCTTGGATAACGTCGATCCACCCCCGCCACGTACAGCTTGCCTGGCATCCACATGAGCGTCTGCTGTACGATTATGATTCATAAGCGTAACAGTCAGGTCGTGGAGCGATTTGGAAGCCGCTAAGTCGTGATGAAGGGCGGGTGTCATGAAAGCAGGCCGGGTACTGGTGTGCATCTCAGCCGACACCTCATTCTTGAGCGCGAATGAGATGGCGCTGGCGCCACCGCCCCCGTTAGCATCGATGACGACGAAAACCTCGGAACCATTGAGCTTCATGTTTCCAAAATTTGGTAGTGGGCCTAAATTATTTCCGGGTGTATAGCTCCCGAATTTAGAAAAGGCCAAACTATCCAACCCTTGCTCACCCCCCTCGTGCGTCCAGTTCTGACGCGTAGGAGTAGTGATTTGGATTGTGGGCATCTGGTTGACTATGTACTCTTTCGCTATAGGCGAAATCTTAAGTCTGTTACACAGAGCCGTAAAGTTTGCTAAACTACCACTAGTCACATACGTATCTAGCTCCGCCCTGAACCAGTCCAACTCCCCATGTTGTGTGGGGTTCACTACGTACACAGCTCCCGTTCTATTGAGCGGGTTGCCTGCGTACGAGATAGTGACGTGGTGGCTGTTCATCTTGTAAGATGACTGCTCTGGGTCCATATCCGATAGACTCATCAATTGATTCCTCGCATAAACCCCAGGAGCAATAACAGGTGCAGTGCCATTGTTAGTAATGGACTGTATAGCGACATTTTTCGCCCCGGTCTCGTTGTGCATGCTCGGTTTGAACACAACGAGGGAAAGCCCGTTAGAAGCAGATCCAACAGTCAATATGGTGGTGGCTACCATATTGCCAGGAATGCTCGTAGCAGGAGCAGGGCCATCAAGACCAGCAGGTGTCTTGTGGACCAGGCCGGGTTGAAGTACGTGTAAGGCCGCTGGGTGAACACCCAGCTTCGCCCGCGGGCCAGCACGTTGAGTAGATCGTTTCTTAGAAGTTGCAGTCGGCTGTTTCGACTTCTTCCCCTTTCGTTTGGCTGAGACCTGGCGCTTCTCCAAGGCCAGAACCAACGACATCTTCTTGCTAAGTTCTTTAAGCTGCTTTTTATTACTCTTATTACTTCCAAGTGGATTCA